TAGTATTATTTCCTTGGAGTAAAGTATTACCCCAAGTTATACTATAACTATACTTAACTATACTTAGGGGGAGGGAGGAGCCATTGGGGGGGTAGGTATATGTATATACAACCCAGACATAATTTTAGAATAAAAGCTTATAAATCATAAAGTCTGTTATTATTAACAGTATTATTACTTCTAGATATTGACTTATACTAAAACTAATGGTATAATATACTTAAGAGATAAGAAGAGAAGAACTTACTACGTAAGAATTTAACTTGCGCCTTGGATCACTTCTGATTCTCATTACAATTAGTTAATAAACAACTTAGACTATGAGGACACTATGGCAGTTAAAGAATATACAGATAAACAGAAAGCTTTCTTAGCTGCTCTCCCAACGACTAAAGGGAACATTAGAGAATCTATGGACCAAGCTGGTTATAGTAAAGCTACTACTGTTACTGAGGTTGTGAGTGGGCTTAAAGATGAGATCATTGAGATCACCAAGGATATGTTGGTTATCAATGGACCCTTTGCTGCTATGTCTTTGGTAGAGGTACTGATGAATCCAGCAGAGGTTGGAACCAATCAGAAGCTCATGGCAGTCAAAGAGATCCTTGATCGTATTGGTGTGATTAAAGAAGATAAGATGACTATCTCCACTGATGGTGGGGGTTTGTTTATCCTCCCAGCTAAAGTGATTAATATTCCAGATGACTCAGAAACCAATTGATTTAACTGATCCAACTCAGTGGCTACCGTTAAAGAAGAAGCCAGGGCAGATGCCTGTAGGTTACGAAGAGGACCAACTAAACCCTAATCGTATCCTTCCAATTCCAGAACAAACCAAAGTTATTGATGAGGCATTGGATCTACTGGATAAGAATGCATCTCTTAGGGAAGCTTCTGAATATATCTTAATTAATGCTAAGCTTGAAGTAAGTCAGATGAGTCTCAAGAATATTTGGGACAGAAAGCATGGGCACCTTAATACTGATAGAAAAAGAAGACTAGCAGCACTTAAGGGTGGCACTGTTTCTGAATACAACAAGAGGCAAGAGAATAAGAAGAAGGGTGTGAGATTAGGCGGTAAGATTACCCAAGTCAAACTAGCCCAAAAGAAAAAAGAAGTAGAAGCTCAAAAGAAGAGCGCCCGGATCAATAAGAACGATACAGTTACTTATGATTTCGAGAAGATCCCAAAAGAGCAAGAGATTATTTTCCAGCCCAACCCTGGGCCCCAGACTGATTTCTTGGCTGCATCTGAAAGAGAAGTCCTCTACGGAGGAGCCGCTGGAGGTGAACCTAAGTCTTGGTTTAACCGCCTCCTTTTTACAGTAATGTAATCAAAATAAATTTCGTGAATTGCTGGAACATCTTTATTCCTTTTACACTACAACGTAGCTAGAAATGGCAAGCGTGAATGTCCAAAAAGTAAAAGGTTAGACAATCAGCAGCCAAGCACCTTAACTGGTGAAGGTTCAGAGGCCATCCCGAAAGGGAGTACCACTACGGTGGGAAGCGCGAAACCCCTTTACAGGGTGAAGATATGGTCCACAGCAAAGGTTAAAGACCGTCATTGACGAAGTACCATGAGGTAGACTATGAATTATATATTGTATAAAGCTATTAGTCCTAGTAGGCAATATGTAATCCATAGACTAAAATCTCAAAACTTTCCAGACTGGTACTATCTTTAAACTTTGCTGTGGGAAAATCAGCTGCACTTCTAGCAGACCCTATGAGATACTTTGGTAATAAGAACTTTGTTGGGCTTTTGATTCGTCGTACCAATGATGAACTTAGAGAGCTCAAGAGAGAATCCCAGAAGATCTATCCAAGAGCCTTCCCCGGAGCCAAGTGGAAAGAAAAGGATTCATTGTGGGTCTTCCCTTCTGGAGCTCAGCTTTGGTTATCTTATCTCGATAGGGATGATGACGTACTTAGGTATCAGGGACAGGCTTTCACTTGGATTGCTATTGATGAGCTTACTCAATATCCAACGCCTTATGCTTGGGATTACTTGAGGTCTCGTCTCAGAACAACTGATGAAGGTCTTAAGCCTTATCTTTCCATGAGAGCTACGACCAACCCCGGCGGACCCGGACACCATTGGGTCAAGAAGATGTTCGTTGATCCAGCAGAACCTAATAAACCTTTTACTGCTACAGATATTGATACTGGTCTCCCTTTGATTCATCCGAGAACTGGTAAACCACTCTTCCAAAGAAGATTTATTCCAGCCAAACTGATGGATAATCCTTACCTATATGCTGATGGAGCATATGAAGCTTCTCTTCTCTCACTCCCAGAAGATCAACGTCGTAAGTTGTTGGATGGTGATTGGACAGTAACTGAAGGTGCAGCCTTCCCCGAGTTTAGAATGAGTGTCCATTCTTGCGACCCTTATATTATTCCAAGCTCTTGGAGAAGATTTAGATCTTGTGACTACGGTTACAACTCTTTCTCTTCGGTATTGTGGTTCGCAATAGATCCTTCTACAGACCAATTGGTTTTGTACAGAGAACTATATGCAACAAAGAAGACTGGTTCTGATCTAGCTCGAATGATCATAGAGATCGAAAGAGAAGATAGAGTTAGTTATGGAGTACTCGATTCCTCTGTCTGGCATAAACGTGGTCACACAGGCCCATCAATCGCTGAAGAGATGATTGCTATGGGTTGTAAGTGGAGGCCATCAGATAGAAGTGGTGGTTCTAGGAGTGCTGGTAAGAACAGGCTTCATGAGCTTCTCAAAGTTGATGAGTTCCTAGAGCAACCTAAGTTGATTATCTTTAACAATTGCAGACAAATCCTTTCAGATATCCCAACACTACAACGTGATCCAAAGGGAGAAGATGATATTGATGTCAAGACTGTTAACGATCACACTTACGATGCGCTAAGGTACGGTATTATGTCTAGACCTTCAGCCGTAGTTCACAGTAATGAAGGTAGGCCAGCATACCAAACAGCTGATTCAAAGTTTGGTTATTAAAAGGATTACAAATATGCCCAAAGGTCGTAAAGATGAAATGCCTACCTATGATGGACTCAATGGTTCTAAGGTAGCTATTAAACGTGGTTCTAGTGCTGATAAAAGACGTATTAAACGAAAACAAGAGTCTTACGCCAGAGGGACTAAAATAGTCCCCCCAATAAGTTCGAAGACAAATCTAAAAGTCTCATCCCAAATTGGAGCAAGTGATGCTGCAATCAGAGCTAAATATAATGCTAAGAAATCCAAACTTGAAAAGAAATTCAAATGAAGAAATCTACTAAGAAGATGCCAGCCTTTCTAAAAGGCAAGGGTAAAGAAACTAAGACCAAAGACGGTTGTTGCCCCACTTGTGGGAAAAAGAAGTAAGTAAGGGGTTTTGGAATGGAAGAAGATAACATAGTTTATTTGAACAATGAAACATCCTTAGACATTCCAGTAGAAAGAGTACTTAAACATAAAGACGACCTCAAGACTGTAGTCATGGTAGGTTGGACTGAAGATGGAGGCTTCTATGCTTCTTCTAGTACTCCAGATGTAGGAGAAGTACTCTTCTTGATTGAGACCCTAAAAATGAATTTGCTTAATGGAGCATATAGTAATGACGAATCTGATTAGTAAAGATGATGTGGAAGTAGAAAATCTGAGTCTTGACAGTCAGGTTGACAGTGACGAAACCTTTGCCTTGGAAGATGGTGATCAGGAAGAGATTGCAGTTGAATATGCACCAATCCTTGATCACATCCAGCATGAGTTCAAAAGATCTAAAGACCGTAGGTTCTCAGATGAAGAGAGGTGGCTTGAATGCTACAGAAACTTCAGGGGGATCTATGGTCCAGACGTTCAGTTCACTGACACAGAGAAGTCTCAAGCTTTCATTAAGATCACTAAGACTAAGGTCCTTGCAGCTTATGCTCAGATCCAAGAAGTCTTGTTCAGTACTCAGAAGTTTCCAATCGGTGTAGAAGCAACTCCAGTTCCTTTGGGTATTGCAGATGCTGTTAACATTGATATGAAGAAGCCTCCTGAAGAGTCTGCTAAAAGTTCAACTATGCGCCCCGACATTGCTAAGCTCTTGGGTGCTACTAAAGATAGACTTGAGCCAGTCATTGATAAGGTTGATCTTGGTGTTGGTCTTACTCCAACTAGTTTCACTTGGGAACCTGCTAAGATTGCTGCCAAGGAAATGGAAAAGCTTATCCATGACCAATTGGATGAATGTGATGCTTCTAAAGAACTTCGTAATTTTGCATTCGAACTAGCTCTCTTTGGTACTGGTGTCTTCAAAGGACCATTTGCAGTAACCAAAGACTACCCTAAGTGGGATGAGCTTGGTGTTTACAAACCTATTGCTCAAACTATCCCTCAGGTTAAAGCAGAGTCCATTTGGAATGTTTACCCAGATGCAGACGCTAACAACATGGAACAGTCTGAAAAGATTACTCTCAGGCACAAGATGTCTAAGTCCCAGCTAAGAGCTCTTAAGAAGCGCCCTTACTTTATGAAGGATGCAATTGAAGACCTCATTACTGAGGGACCTAATTACGTTCCAGAGTATTGGGAATCAACTATTCATGACTTTAACAATGAAGAAGATCAGCAACAGCGTTGGGAAGTCCTCGAATTCTGGGGCACTATCGACCAAGCAATGGCTGAAGACTCCGACTTCAAAATCCCCAAGGAATACAAAGATAGAGATGAACTCCAGATTAACGCTTGGATTTCGGGAGGTAAGGTCATTCGTCTTGTGCTTAATCCTTTCACTCCTGCCAGGATTCCTTTCTATGCTGTACCTTATGAACTGAACCCTTATTCGTTCTTTGGTGTTGGTGTAGCAGAGAACATGACTGACACTCAGTTGGTTATGAATGGCTTCATTCGATTGGCTATTGATAACGCTGCACTTAGTTCTAATCTTGTTTTTGAGGTTGATTCTAGTGCGCTCAAGGATGGTCAGGATATGAAGATTTATCCAGGCAAGATCTTTGAGAGAGTTTCTGGTCCAGTTGGACAAGCTATCTTCTCTCATAAGTTCCAGAATGTTACTCAGGAATGTCTCTTGATGTTCGACAAGGCTCGTCAGCTCTCTGATGAAGCTACTGGTATCCCTTCTTACTCTCATGGTATGAGTGGTGTGATGAGTACTGGTCGTACAGCCTCTGGTATGTCTATGCTTATGGGTGCTGCAGCTCAGAACATTAAAGCAGTCGTTAAGAATATTGATGACTACCTCTTGTCGCCTCTTGGTAAATCTCTCTTTGCTTTTAATATGCAATTCAACTTCGACCCCAAGTACATTGGTGATGTTGATGTTGTTGCTAAGGGCACAGAGAGTCTTATGCGTAATGAGGTACGTTCTCAGAAGCTTATGCAATTCTTCCAGATTGGTATGAACCCGGTCACGGCTCCATTCATGAAGGTAGATTATATTCTACGAGAAATTGCTAAGGCACTTGATCTTGACAGTGATAAAGTTGTTAATGATCCAAGGGAAGCTGCTATCCAAGCACAAATCCTTGGAGCTATGGGAATGGCTCAAAACCCTCAGGAAGCTCCACAAGGAGCAGGTGGACCACAAGTAGATCA